GAAGATATCGTAAGGTCAGAACTAACTAAATTTATAGTTACGAAAATTAATGAGAACGAGACTTATTGATATTCTTTTGAATTAATTTAGATAACGTGGAGGAGAACTTCCTTACTTCCCTTTCGCTTTTTTCCCAAAAGAAGGCGTGAGTTATTTCTTCTATTAAGACGCTCATTTTGCGCCGATCTTTTAAGTTGGGGTCTATTAGTACTTGGGGGTTTTCTGCTTCAGGAGAACAGCAAAGTCCCTCTGCGTTATATTTATAATGCGGTTTTTTCCATAACAATTCGTATTCTACGCCGTCCGCATTAGTGAATTTGGAATCCTGCATACCTATTATGTAATACACTTTTTTTGAAAAAGCTTTATTTTTTAATAATATATTTTGTGTAATCATATTTATGAAAATGTATTGTCTATCTTGTGGTTCTGGTACTGAATATTCTTTGAACAAGCCAAAGTTTTGTGCTAGCTGCGGCAGTTCATTTACTTCTACGGCTAGCGCAGCTCCAGCTAAGAAAGTATTTAAACCCGTACCCAGTGTAGCAAGAGTAGAAATTGAGGAAGAAGAAGAAGAGGAGTATTTTTCTACGAATATGAGTAAATTAGATTTCGAAATTCAAGGAGAAAGAAGGGTGCGGCCGACTAGACTGGAAGACATTGCGGGGTCAAATCCAAACAGTATAGACGACGGCTATCAGAGGGAGGTAGACTCAAGCTATTCAAAAGAAACTATTGCACAAGATTTTCTAAGAGACGCTGGGTCATCTCGCTTTAACGATGCCCAAACGTAAACCTCAGTTTGAAGACTTTATAGAACAGATAGATGTCGAAATAAAAAAAAGAAAGTCTAAGTGGAACTTGACGGCTCTTGCTTGGATGGATTTCGACGATGTCTCGCAGATTCTAAGAATTCATATTTTTAGAAAATGGCATCTTTATGACCCTAAAAAACCTCTTAATCCTTGGATCAATAGGATTATATCCAATCAAATAAAAAATCTGATACGTAATAATTACGGGAATTACTGTCGTCCATGTTTGAAATGTGCAGCGGCTGAGTCTGGGGATCTATGTTACATTTACGGTAAGCAATCCGAAGCTTGTCCACTATTTGCGAATTGGGTGAGAACTAGAAAGCAAGCTTATGATGCCAAACTTCCAGTATCCATAAATGATCATGAGTATGAAATAAATTCAGCAGAATATAGCGATATAGATATAATGTCACTCATGGATAAATTGAATACAAAAATGAAAGAAATTTTAAAACCCGCGGAATGGAAAATATACAAAGCTTTATACATAGACAATCTTTCAGAGGAAAAAGCTGCCACTCTAATGGGTTATAAGACTAATGAGAAAAATAGAGTTCCGGGGTATAAACAAATCAAAAATGTCAAAAAGGCCATAATACAAAAAGTAAAAAAAATAATACACAGCGGCGAGGTTGAAATAATATGAAGTCTAAAAATATAGAGCTTAATGAGGATCAACAGTTAGCCATTCTAGAAGAGTGGAATAAAAGGACTGATGACCCCCCTTATATCAAGGAATTAATAAAACTTGTATTTCCCGATATACCAGAGGAGATGGTAGACGGTAGATCTAAATACGGAAGAGCAGTAAAAAAGTTTTTAGCCGAGAAGAGCTTAAACGCAAAAGTCTCTCACAAGTATTACCCAAAAGAAAAAGTCGAGCTGACAGAAGACCAAAAAGAATTTATAGATAATAATTGTAGCGCCATGAAACCTATGGATATGGCGCGTTTGATTTTCGAAGATAATAAAATAGCCGCTTTAGATTTAAGGTACAAGGTAGTCGCGGAATATATCAACGAACTTCCTAATCAAATTAAGTACTCAGACACTAATGACGAAGTTCCCGTAGAGGGAGGGTACGCTCCGCCTAAGTCAGAATCCAGAGCGATAGTAAGGGTTAACAAATACGTACACAACGGTATAGATAAAGAAAAAATAAGCCCCAAAATAAAAAAAAGTATGAGCACTTTGATTGCTTATATGCACACGTTCAGGTTTTTGCATCAGATTAGTACCTATGCGATAGAAACAGATCGAGAATTATTTGAAAGTAGCTTCGTTAGATATACTTGGGATAAATCAGATCTAACGCAAGAAGAGGTAGATCAATATATTGTTTTATCGGCGGAAGTAGTCATAGCTTCAAATATCCAACGCAGGGTAGAAAGGTTGCAAACCTTGCTGGATCAAAACGCAGAAGATACCGAAGGGCGCAGAATGGCTATGAGCTTAGTTGAAGCTATAAATACAGCGCAGACTGAGTACAACCAGTGTGTTAATAGACAAACTAAACTTCTTAATGAACTTAAAGAAAAAAGAAGTCAAAGGATGAGTAAGGTGCTTCAAGAATCTGCTTCCATTTTAAACCTTGTAGAACTTTGGAAAGATGAAGAGTCTAGGAATAAAATGATAAAGATCGCTGAGATACGTAAGAAAAATATATCTTCAGAAATTGAAAGGCTAAGTTCTATGGAGGATATAAAATCGCGTATCATGGGCATCAGCGAAGAAGAAGTTTTAAATGGTTAAGTGTCAAGAATGCGGGAAAGAATTTGAAAAAGATAAAGGTCTTCATCTTCATCTGAAGGCTCATAAATTGTCTATCGCTGACTATTACCACAAGCATTACCCAAGGAAAGATTTACATACAGGGCATTTAATAAAATTTAAAAATAAAGATCAGTACTTTGCTTCCGATTTTAACAGCAAAGGAAATTTGAAGAACTGGTTGAAAAGAATTCCTATAGAAAAGGCTCAGGAATATTGTAGAGATATCCTTGAGAAAAGAAAAACTGAAAAAAATTTAAAATACGCTCCCACCCAAGTTGAGCTTAGGACCCTTCCTATACCTCCTATATCTTACTATGAAGTTATTTTTGACAGCTATTATAAGCTTTGCGAACAAATAGGCTATAAGAATAAATTTAAAAATATCCCTATCAAAAAAGAGTACGAAGAGACTTTTTCAAATGAGCATTTAATTTATATAGACTCTCGGGAGCAGAACCCATTGAAGATAAATGATTTTCCAACCGAAGTAAAAGGTTTGAAGTTTGGAGACTATTGTTTAAACGATAAGGAAAAAACTCACAATACATATATTGAGAGAAAATCTGTTCCCGACTTGATAGGCACTTTAAGCTCCGGCTTAGAAAGATTCAAAAATGAAATAAATAGAGCCGCAGAAGAAAATGCTTATATGGTAATATTAGTAGAAAGAAAGCTTGATGAGTGTCTAGCTTTTAACAGACTTCCTTATGTTTACAAGAAGAACACTAGAGTGACTCCTGATTTTATTTTTCATAACGTAAGAGATTTGATCCAAGAGTTTTCTCATATACAGTTTCTTTTCGTTAATGGTAGAAAAGAGTGCGTGAGGATCATAAAAAAACTTTTATTATCGGATGTCTTGCAAGATAAATTTGATTTACAGCTAGCTTACGATTTAAAACTATTATGAGAGGTAGAATTGTTTTAACTTACGAACAAGCTTTAATTATTTTATTTTTAATAATTCTTATAGCTTATTTAGACTAATGTGGTACTGCCCAGAAAAATATTCAAAACCTATTCCGAATTTAAATCAAGAGTTGCTTGATCTAAAAGGGGAGCTTCCAGATCGGCAAGCTAAGATCACTCTAGCTAAATTTATGCGGGCTAATTTAGGATTTACCACCGAGCTTCTTTCCGGGATTAAACTCGCCCTATATCAAGAGATAACACTAAAAGCTTTTTTCAATCGTAACTTTAGCATGTGCGTATGGGGACGTGGATGTGGTAAGAGTTTTATCGCGGCTGTATATTGTTTCTTGCAATGTATTTTTGAGCCTAGAACTAAGATACTAATTGCTGGACCTACCTTTCGTACCGCTAGATTTATATTCAATAACTTGGAAAAAATAGTCGAATCGAAAGAAGCGCAAATGTTAGCTCATGCTTTTGGCGCTAAATCCAAACGTAACGATCAGTTTGAGTGGAAAATAAATGAAGGCACGATTACAGCAATTCCCCTTAGCGGAGAAAAGATTCGTGGTTTTCGCGCCAACATTCTAGTCCTTGACGAGTTCTTACTTCTGCCAGAGGAGACTATCAAAACAGTGCTTATGCCCTTTTTGGTTGCTCCTCAAGATATGGCTGAACGCATTAAGATACGAGAAATGGAGGATGAGCTAATCAAAAAAGGTGACATGAAAGAAGAGGATAGAGTTCAATTTCAGAACAACTCCAAGATGATAGCTTTGTCTTCTGCCAGTTTTAGTTTTGAGAACCTGTATAAAACATACAAAGAATGGATGAATAATATTTACTCTGAGGATATACAACAGTCTAATTATTTTATATCTCAGATGGCTTTCGATTCTATTCCCTCTGATATGATTGATAGCACAGTCATTGAGGAGGCGCAGTCTGGAGGCTCGTCAAATTCCTCTTTCCAAAGAGAGTATTGCGCCCAGTTCACTGATGGCAGTGATAGTTATTTTAGCGCGAAGAAAATGCATGACTGCACTATTCCGGACGGAGAGAAACAGCATACTTTAATAAAAGGAGACCCTGAAAAAAAATATATTTTAGCTATCGACCCGAGTTTCAGTAACAGCCCAAGTTCGGATTATTTTGCTATGTCTGTTTTGGAGCTCGATGAAGAAAAAGGTAATGAATCTACATTAGTTCATGCTTATGCTGTGGCAGGCGGCGACTTAAAAGACCATATAAAATATCTTTTTTACTTAATGACCAGCTTCAAAATAGAGTTATTAATCATAGATAATGCTGGATATCAATTTATAGATAGTGCAAACGAGTCAGAGCTTTTTAGAGAGGCTAAAATAAACTTAAAGTTTTTTGATTTTAACAGCGACAAGACTGGAAACGATTACCAGCAAATGCTCATGAAGGCTAAAAGCCAGTACAATGTGAAAGAGAACGTTATTTGTTTCAAGCAGTTATTTTCAAGTACTTTTCTTCGCGAGGCTAATGAGTACCTTCAGGCTTCCATAGATCATAAAAGGATTTGGTTTGCTTCACGCACCGCGGCGTGCGGCAGCTTCTTTGATAAGGCTTCAGCTCAAGCTGTTCCTGTCAAGCTAATGCCTTATGAAAATAAGGGGGACTTAATTGAGTTCCAAGATGACATAGTTTATCAGACTAAAAAGCAGTGCGCGTTAGTAGAGGTTAAAACTACAGCCAAAGGGGTTCAGACTTTTGATCTTCCCCAGCACTTAAAAAGAAGTACTTCCGCTAACCGGGCCAGAAAGGATAATTATACTACTTTAATGTTAGGAAACTGGGCAGTTAAGGCTTATAATGATCTTAAAAATACTCAAGTTGAACAAATTAATCACACTTTTACTCCCAGAATGCTAGGTTAAGTGTAAATTTAAAGTAAATTATGGCTGTAAGGAAGAAAACGGAACAAGGTGCGGAACCACTGATGGCAATGCATGAAGCAAAAGCCTCTCAGACAGGTCGACGCAGAAACGCTGCTGCCGATATCCCGCGGACAGATAGATTCAGGAATATCGATAACGGCATGATTCCGTTCAAGTATTCCCATGGAGTCAGCAATAACTCTAATATTGATGTTCGGGATACAATTATTCTGTGTCAAAAGGCTTATTACAATTTTTCTGTATTCAGAAATACTATAGATCTAATGACAGAATTCTCTATCAGCGATCTTTATTATACAGGAGGGAGTAGAAAGTCTAGGGAGTTTTTTGATACTTTATTTAAAAAAATAAACATTGACGATCTTCAGAGTAGATTCTTTAGAGAGTACTACAGATCAGGAAATGTATTTATGCACAGATTTGATGCAAAGATGGACAAGTCTGACGCATTTAAAATAAACCAAACTTTTGGCTTAAGTCAAGCCTCAGAAGAGTTACAGATACCTTCTAAGTATATTATTCTTAATCCCTCTGACATACAGCTTCAAGGAAGCATTTCTTTCAGCACGGGAGTTTATTATAAAGTTGTGACTGATTACGAACTACAGCTTCTAAGACATCCTCAAACAGAGGAGCAGCAAGAAGTGTTTGACAGTTTACCTCAGCAAACAAAAGACTTAATAAATGATACTAAACGCGTAGGTATGAGCGCGGTGACTATTCCTTTAGACACGGATAAACTCATAGCTGTTTTCTATAAAAAGCAAGACTATGAACCGTTTGCAGTTCCGATGGGTTACCCAGTGCTAGAGGATATAAACTGGAAGCAGGAAATGAAGCAAATGGATATGGCTGTAGCCCGTACTACCAACCAAGCCATCCTGTTAGTTACGATGGGGGCGAAGCCTCAAGATGGCGGAGTTAATCAAAGAAATCTTATGGCTATGCAGAAGCTATTTGAGAATGAGTCTGTTGGTCGTGTCTTGATATCGGATTATACTACTGATGCTAAATTTGTTATTCCTGATATTGCTAATATATTAGATCCCCGAAAATACGACGTTGTTAATCAAGATATACAAATGGGTCTTAACAATATTCTTCTTAGCGATGAAAAATTTGCTAACACTAGCATTAAAGTTCAGGTATTCATGGAGCGCTTAAAACAGGCACGTAGAGTATTTTTAGAGAACTTCTTGATGCCTGAGATAAGACGTATATCAAAAGAAATGGGTTTTAAAAATTATCCTAACGCTCATTTTGAGGATGTTGATTTGAGGGACACTTCAGTTTACTCAAGAGTTTATAGCAGACTTATTGAATTAGGGGTTCTTACCCCAGAAGAAGGCGTTCAAGCTATAGAATCTGGGCGCTTTCCAACTGAAGAAGAATCGCTTGAGTCTCAGCGTAAATTTAAAGAGCTGAGAAACGAAGGACTTTATGAGCCTATTATTGGCGGCGCTAAAGGTCCTCAGGTGAGCGGGAGACCTGCAGGAAGCAATACCCCAAAAGAGACGGATACTAAAACTCCCATAGGAACTAAGGCCGCCCTTAATTTTAGTTTAACTAAAATACAAGATAACTTAAATTTATCAGACAAGTTAAACTTGGAAGTAGAAGCCTCATTGAGGCAGATTCATAGTAGAAAAAGGTTAAGCAAGCAGCAAAAAGAAGTAGCTAGAGAAATAACAAATATAGTTATAGCTAACGAAGATCCAGAGAATTGGTTGGCAAAAGCCGGAAGGTATGCAGCCGAACCCACAGACAGAAACCATGAAAGAGTTAAAAAGATTCAAGATGTTGCGCTGGAACATCAAGTTGATGACTTCTTAGCTGGAATACTTTATGCGAGCGTTTATGAAGGAGATGCGTAATGGCAAAGCCAACTGTAATTTACAACTGTCAGGCTTTATTTCTAGGACCTGCTCCAGAAAGTGGTAAAAACTTTTTTAATTACTATGAGCCTTTACCGGTAAACGACGACTCCAATTTAGTTCAAAAGATTAACAGGTTGAATCCAATAGACAGGGTTCAATCTGTTTCTTATTCTATCAATGTCCCTCATACAGATATTACTCAAATTAATCAACGCGGTCTAGTTGATAGACCTACAATTAACCATCCTACAGTTAATGTTAATTTCAATTATTTACTATGTGGTACTAAAAACGAGGCACGACTTGGACTGAACGTAAATTATCCTTTGTATAATTATCCGTTTAGTGGCCAATCTTACTATCCAAACAATGAGCAAGTATCTCTTTTATCTGGATTTTTCAACCCCGTTAAGAACGACGAGGTTAGAAAGGTCTGGGAAGATTTTCCATTAAATGAGTATAGAGATGGGAAAAATATATATGTTGTTGTAAATCAGGAAGGAGATGATTTATACGGAAGACAATTTAAAGAGGACTTTACTCGTCCTGACGAGCATCAATCTATAGATCCTAATTCGCCAGATTACCACGTTATAGGATTTGGAAACTGTTATTTAAATTCTTATTCAACCAGCGCTGCAGTAGGCGGTTTTCCTTCCGCTTCAGTTTCTTATACAGCTTACAATGCTTCTTTTACCATGAGCGGCAGTGGTTTTCAAGCGCCGGGAATAGAAACTAAAAGTGGGACTATAAGCCCCCAGAGAGAGGTTGTTATACCTAAAACTTTAGCTGAAGAAGGTTACGCTGCCCTTGCTCCCGGAGACATAACTCTAACAACTGATTCTTTTTCGGGGCTTGGTGTAGATTTTGATAAACTCCATATACAGGGATACAGCATCTCTATGGATTTAAATAGGCAAGAGTTAAGTAATTTGGGTTATAGGTTCCCTGTAGATAATAGGGCTACTAGTACTATATATGCAAATCTTTCCATAGACGCATTAGTTGAGTCAGGCAATAGCGGTACTCTTGTAGATCTGATTTCTATAAATAGCGGCTATGATTTTACTATCAAAGTAGACCCGCAAAATTGCGAAAAGCCTACTTTAGCTCCAATTAACGCTGGAAAAATTCCAATCAACACCCAAGAAGAAGCTCTAAGATATACCTTTAAAGGGGCTAAGTTACAGAACTTCTCTTATGGGGCGTCTATTGGACCCAACAAAACTTTCTCAGCGAACTTTAATGTAGAGATAAACCCGGATAATAGAACAAATGGTCTTTTTATTAGCGGAGTTTTGGGTATGGAGAAAGTGGAGGATTTTATCCTTTTGGAGGGAGATGGCAATGATGGGTTTTATTTACAACAAGAAAACAACACTCTATTGGTAACAAATCTACTTCCTCCATATTAAAAGAGTGTATATTAATATAAGGTTTAAGGCGAAATGGCAAATAAAAAAATATCTCAATTAGTAGGAATGGGAACAAATGAAGCTGTAAGCGGCTTCTATCTTCTCCCTGTTGGCGCCGGGTCTTCAACTGGTCCGTACACCACTAAGAAAATAACCACAAAAGAATTAGCAGATTTCATCTTTACGGGTGATAACTCAGCCTATGTAGGTTTTCCTGCGGGCGCTTTATCAGGAGTTAATAAAGACATTTATTTTAATAACAATGATGCTAATTGGGTAAATGCATCAAATACTGACGTAGCTTCATTTCCTTACCTTCAAGTTAGAAAATCTGATGGTCTTATCGTGACTGGGAGTGGAGTAGCCTTCGACTCAGCAACTACTCCATGGAATTACGACGCGGCTAGTGACATCAACATGCAGGACAATAATATTGGTAATGTTGGTTCTGAGATAACTTTTCAAGATGGGGGGAACATAGGGAGCGCTGCAGGAGGCATATCTGTTAATAATAACACTAAAGTATCTTTAACGGCCCCTGAAGTAGAAATAAACGGATCTTCTGAAATAGATTTAAATGGACCTGTTACTGTTCAGGGCAACTTAACTAATACCGGAGGAGATTTAACAGTAGAAGATATAATTATAGAAAATACTTCAAGGCATCTTGTAAATGATATTGGAGTCGGAAATAATATAAACTGGAGCTTATCAAATGTCCAGAAAGTAGGTATTGGTACGGATAGAAACTATAATTTTACTAATGCCCTCCATGGTCAAACTTTGACTATGTATATTAAAAATACTGATTCGTCAACGTCTATACTGCCTACA